CGAACGACCGCCGCACGCTGGCGCAGAGATTTACCGCTGGCGACGGATAATCAGGGTAATCGGGATCTGTCATGCGAGAGCCTCCTCTTTGATGTTGTTGACCAGAGTGGTGATCGACGAGTTGCCGATCGTCAGACAGGCCATTTCCCAGGGCTGGACCGGGATGGTCTCCTTGTTGTCGGCGCGAATGTGGAAGAAATCGCGCGAGTTGTCGAAGTTGCTGATGAGGTCAGCGTTCCATGGGCTGGTGCGGAATCGGTCGAGGTTATTCGAGATCACCTCGCCGAACGAGTCTCCATCTTCGTCGAATCCCGTGCAGAGCCAGCCTCCACGGTCGCAATTCCCGAACGGAATGGCTTTCGGGATCGCGGCTCCATCTGGCATTTTGTGCAGGCCGAACAGCCGTACATCGTCGACGGAGCAGTTCGGATTTAGCTTGAACGCGAGAACGAGTGGGAACCACGGCCTCCACTCGAACTCCGCCTGCACCGCCAGCGCCTCGTCGGTCTTGAAGTCTGCCGTGAGGCACGGGATGGAGTTAAACACGTTCGGACGCCAAGCGGTGGACATCCTCACCGACTTGAGCCGCGTCCACGCGAAGATCCCGTCTTTCGAGATGTTCAGCCGAACAGGCCCGCAGTCGTCAGACGGGGCGAGAAGCGGCAGGCTCGCGCTCTGCGTGAGCTGCGAGAGTATTTCGTGCGGATCCGCAGTCATCAGCCTCTTCTCGACGCGGAAGCTGAACACGGATCCGTTTTCGATCAGGTAAGCATCCATATGCGTCCGTTAAAATGGTGTGCGCCAGCCCGCCCTTGCGGGCCAGCGCACGGGGTTGAGAGGTTAGCAGCCCTTCTCGTCGGCCTTCTCCACGATCTGGAGCGTAACGCCGTCGGCGGGAACCGCGCTCGCGTCCACCTTGACGCCGTCGATGCGCGTCTCGTAGGCGTCCGGAATCCCCAGCATCCCGGCCGTCTCCTCGACGTACTCGCCGACCGTCTTCCCGGCCACGAACGGCCGCGTTCCGCTGTTATCCGGCACTCCGAACTGCACTTTGACTCCCATGGGAGCCTCCTTTGTTTTGCCTCTCCTGTTGTTGGCAAGCGCAACGAGGCTATTGCGCCAGTCCTTCGTGTTGGGATATCATCATCCGATGACACCAACTGTAGAAGCTGAAGAAATCGAGGGGATCCAAACGCTTCCGATCGTGGTGAGCGTGGATCAGGTGCAGGTCAAGGACATACCGGAGAAAGTCCAGCAGTTCCTCTGCCTGATGGCGATGGGATTCTCCGCAGCCAGCATCGCCAAGCTGGCCAAATGCGATCCGGACACCGTCAAGCGCTCCGTTGCGAAGTACGATCCGGAGCGGAAGTTCACGATGACGAGCGCCGACAAGCGCAGCATCCTCTCCCAGCTCTGGCAGGCCAGGGCGACTGAAGCCTTGCTCTCCATGACACCCGAGAAGATTGAAGCCTGTTCCGCCACGCAGCTCGCCATCATCGCGACAAGGGGATGCGAAATGGCCGAGAAAGGTGCTCAGAAGGCTGACAAGCCGAAGGACCCTGTGGCGCTAATCTCCGCTCTCACTGGAGCCACGGAGGAAGTTTCTTCGCAGGATGGTGCGTTCGGTAGAGACGCCACGCCCAGACTGCAAGATGTTCAAGCCCCAGCGTGATCAGCGACACCGCAGCCGCGAAAATCGCAAGCTCCATTCGAGCCTCCTAGTATTGGGACAATTTCTCGTATACGATGATGGCCCCAAGCAGGGCCAGGAACAGGATGATCAGGCTCTCGCCAGGAATCTTGTCGATCGCAGCCATCAAGTTCATCAGCGTGCTCATGTGGCTCCTTTCTTCAAATAGCTCCGGATCCCATCCTGAGACGTGGAGGGTTTTGCCTTTGGCGCGTAATCTCTCTGGATCGCGCCATGCAGCTTTGCCAACCGGGTGGCGAAATAGGGCTCCACACGGAGCAATGGATTGACTTCCAAGCCGGATTGTCAGATAGCGGCGAGACGCCGTGCTGGTCCAGCCCGTGTGGAGCAAATTGGCGAGCGAGCCCGGACTCGAACCGGGAACGATTCGCCTGACCTACAGGGTTGGGTTGTTAAGCCCTTACCTGTCACTCGCTCGTGAAATTGAGGTCTGGTCGCGCTTCCAGCTCCCATCCTTCTGGACGGTGTACGAGCGGTCGCTGGCCTTGATCCTGGCTCCGGCCGTGTATCCAGTGCCGGAGCGGATGCGCTCGGTCTTGTGCTTGCCGTGACGGTTGTTGGCGTCAGGTTTCTTGCTTCTCGTTCCCATCGCTGCCTCCTTGTGTTGAGTTTTCCGGTCCATGTTGAGCAAAAGAACCCCCGCACACCCTCTCATCCAGTTCGATAACGGTGTATGGCCAGAAAAGGGTAACCGGCCAGTCCTACATTGGAGCGGGGGATGTTTTCGCAGTCAGTTATACAGCTTTCGTTATTCCTCCGAGTGCCGCGCAAGCAGTTCTGCCAGAGCGGACTCGCTGGAAATCAGCTTCGACATGGACGGAGGAGTTACCAGAACCGCGTCGCAGCTCCTCGGGAGGGTTGCCCTCATTCCAAGGAATTTGCGGTCCCTGTTGAGCTTGGCCATGAGCCTGTTTTCGGCCATTGTGTACTCGATTCCGGCCATGACTTTAGACTTCAAGCGAAGCCGTTTCATGTCCTTGCACTTCATAGCTCCTCCTGGTTGAAAATTGGGCGGGGGAATTTCGCCCCCGCAAGTGTTACGCCGCCTTCGCTTCGGCGGGTTCGGACGCGGCCAGCTTCGCCTGCAAGGCAGCGATCACGCTGCGCAGGTTTTTGCCGGGCACGTTCTTCGCGATCTCTGAAGCGATCGCCACCGGGTCCGCGTCGCCGCTGACCTTGATGACATGCTCGTCCTTCGACGGCACTTCGCGCTTCTTGATCTTGAGCTCGGTTTCCACGATGCCGCACGCCGTGTTCAGGCAGCTCTTCAGCTCCCGCATCACGCGCTTTGCCTCTTCCTTGTTGGCGAAGAGGTTCGCTTCGGACTGTTCCGCCACAGCCGCCGCGAAGAGTTCGCGGACGTGCTGCGCCAGTTCGCCCTTGAACCAGCCCTTGGTGGTTCCGGGTGCTTCCACGCCGCGCTCCACGGTCGGGGTGATCGGCTTGCGTTCCTCGTCCCGGTTGATTGGGATGAAGACGCGCTTCTCGACGCCCTCGCGCAGTATCGCAACGAGGCGGGCCACCGGGGTCTTGCCGGTCTTGATCTCCCCGATGATCGAGAAGAGGAGTCCGACGATTCCACCGCGCTGTCCCTTGTTCTTACCGCTCATGCTGCACTCCTTGTTGGAGATTCCCGTGTAGCGCACGGGCACGCTTCCCCGCCTATGTGGCGCGAAAGTGTTGCACCATGAGGAGCAAAACAAACCAAGTTGTGTACGCCGTGGCGCGAGTCCGCAGTCTCGTTCGTCGCGCCAGCGTAATCCAGGCGGTCTGCAAGCCCTCGATTGACCTACGACGAGGGTTGCCGCTCTCCTACAGCGAGAGCAGTTAGCAGCATGTTTCCGGCGCTGGAAGTCCTACAGAGCCCATGCTCCGTGGTTTCCATCCAGTGTTCCCACACAATCGCGCCTTTCGGTCACGACAAGCCCAGGTTTCCCCCGGCCGCGTCCAGGCGATACCGTTAAACCGATGAGTCCGGTTCGCCCGTTCCGTGTGGTGCCAGATAACCCTACCCAGCTAGACCATGTAGCTTTCGCAGGCATGGCCACGTCCCTTGTACCGGGACGGTTACTAGACCCGCATGGTCTTTACCGGACCATCCGGTTCCAGCGATTCAAATCAGCCCAAAAAAGACAAGGCTCCGCCGTTGCGAAGCCCTGTCTTTCGCGGGTTACCGCTTGCTGTCCGCTATTGCTCGAAGGGCTCGGACAAACGCCCCCTTTCTCCGGTCGAACTCCACGCGGCGTTGCAGTTCCGCCGCCGTGTCATGCGGCTGTTGTGCCGCACAGATCCCGTGTACCCTGTCGCGTTCATAGAACCTGCCACTGCGGTATTCAGCGTGAAAGGTGTGGTATCTGCCATCACTGACATCTCCGTGGCCACTGGACCTAGTAGGCACCACATTCTTCTCACGTCTGACTACAGGGCGTAGGTCGGGTGTGCCTTCATCAATCAGCCGCCTCCGGCCAACCTTCTCGTACACCACATGACCTTGAGCGATGAACTCTTCCATCCGCCCCCATGCACCGTGACGCCCGTTATCCATAACCACAAGCCTACCATCACGTTGCACAGCACCCATTGCCGCAACCGCACGTTCCACTTTGCGACGCCTGCGCGCCGCTCCGCTCATGTGAGCTCCTCTCTTTTCCCTGTCCCTTCATGGTGTCAGGGGTCCATTCGGACACACGCTAGATCGCTGGGGACGCCCCTGGCCCCCTCCCCGGCTGGGGCGTTGCAACGGGGGAATCATCCCCCAAAGTACAGCATCCAAACGCCGCCTGGAGCCACTGGAGCCTTCCGCAGGCCTTCCAAACGCCCCTCTCAAGGCCACCCCAGGCCCCTTTTGCAGGCTTGGAGTCACATTCCCGGAAGAAAAAGCTGCATTTTCGTTGACCATAGAGGCATTTCTGTCACATGATACACCGTGTCGCATGACAGATGTGCTTTTAAGGGCCTTCAGGAGCCAAAAATGCGGTCGAAAAACTGGTCATTCACGGTTTCTGACGTGTCAGAGGCGGTCGAAAAGGACATCAGGGCGGTACGGCAGGATCTGAGGCGTAAAAAGTTCAGCCTGACGAGCCTTTTGAGCCTGTCGGCGTACGTGATGGGATGCTATCTGGCGAAGGAAGCGGGAAATGGACTTCAAGGTGACATGGCAGGGCGAGTGGAGGGCGGTTCCGGCGTCCGAAAGGGCGCGAAGGCTGCTACGAAGACTCCGCCTGGAGTTCCTGCGAGGAAGAGATCTCATCCAGGAGTGGATGGATGAGACCAGATTCACGTTTACGTTCTAGGCGGGATAGGGATTGCGACTTCTGTGAAGGGGATGGGTGGGTGAGGATCGGGTTGTGGAAGGGTAAATGCCCGAATTGCAAAGGAGGAAAGCGTGAGAGACCTGGAGCCGATCGTGGCGAAACTCAGAGACGTGAACGCGAGGATCTGGAGGCACGAGAAAGAGGCGAGGAAGTACGAGCTCGCCTTCCACTGCGCCCAGGCCAAGCAGTACATCGACGAGCTCAACCAGAAGCGGGCGGAGCTCATCCAGGATCTTGCCGGGGCCATTGATCTCGCCATCCCGGAAGCGCCGCCAGGAACGACATCTATTCCGGTAACTGAACACCCCGCCCAGGCGATCGACAGGCTGACGATCGAAGACCTGCGGGCGGAGGAGATCGAAAAGCGGCCGGACGCTGCGGACTTCCTGGCAAGGTTCGAGCGGTGCCGGGAGGCGAGGGAGTGGCTCAGGCTCTCCATCGAGCAGGCGCTCCTCTTCGCCAGGAAGCACAAGATCCTGCTGCCGAAGGTCAGGCAGAACAAGCTCTACAACTCGGAGGGGTGGAAGTGAAGACATTCCTGATCTCTGGCGACATGGGCGATGTGGTGTACGCGATCCCGACCATCAAAGCCTGCGGAGGCGGAAGGCTCTACCTGGATGCTTCGGGAGGGGCTGGAGATTCTTTCGTTCAGGCGCAGCTCAAGGTGCTCGGCCAGCCGAGGCTGCGGTTCTCCGATCGCTCCGTTGCCTTCATATCGAGCCTCGTGTCAGCCTGCGGGATCGAGGCCGCGCTGTGGAGCGGAGAGCCGGTGGACGTGAATCTTAACGCCTTCCGGACGATGATCTCTTCCGGGGAGTCGATCCCGACGGCGATCTCGAAGGCGGCTGGGCTTTACCTTACCTCCTTCGATCCGTGGATCAGTGTGGACAAGGTTCCAGTGATCGACGGGCTCGTGGTGTCGTGCTCGCGCAGCTTCCGCCACACTCCGAATCACCTCTTCTGGATGCAGAGCGCCCAGTCGCTCTCAGCCTCCGCCGTGTTCCTCGGGACAGACCTTGAGCACTCGGTCATGGAGGAGGTGCTTCAAAGGCCCATCCGTCACCAGAAATGCTCCACCGCGCTGGAGACGGCGGGCGTGATTGCTTCCACGAACACCTTCGTTGGGAACATTTCTCTTCCCATGGCGATCGCGGAGGGGCTGGGCATGACAAGGGTGGTGGAAACCCACCCGATGGTGAAGTGCCCGCACATCACAAAGGGAACCTGTAGGTACACTTGATGAGCAAAGAAACAACAAAGGCTACTGTTCGCGTTGGGCGCTACGTGCTTCGATCTGCGACAGTTGAAGTGTGGCTCTCAGACGCAGATGGTTCCAGCGGAATAGCCGAATGGACGGAAGGCGGATTTGGGAAGATTGTCGTTGGATGTGGAGCCGACAACGAATGGTCAAAGATCGTTCAGTCGTTGACTCACGAGGCTCTGGAAGTCGCGATTCACATACAAGGAGGAGCTTATCTTCACAGTGGATTTATGGTTCTTCGAGAGCGATGCTCATCAAACTACCGCTTCTTCTTCACGCACGAAGATTTGCAGGTGATCGCAAATAGCCTTGGAGACTTCCTGTGCTACTGCCTTCCTGATCTTGCGAAGGCGTGGAAGAAATTCAAGTCGTGAACTACACCTTCATCACAGAGGACGGCACGTTCAAGATGGACTATGCCGACTACCTCAAGAATGATGAGCTGATGCTGAAGGTGAACGCGCCTCCTTCGGAGAGGAAGCGTATCATCATGGCCAGGACGATCGTGTCCTACCCGCTGGCCATCCTCGACAGGGACAAGACCAAGGCCGACGCCGTGGCCGGCCTTGAGTACATGATCGACGAGAACCCGCTGCGGTTCTTCTCTCCATCCTTCATTCGCGGCGGAGGGGCGCTGGATTTTCTGAACGACTCCAAGACCGATGTGAAACTCCTGATCGCCGGAAACCGCAGGGGCAAGACGGCGCATGGAGTCGTGGATATCCTGCTCGACGCCGTGCCTTGCGACCCCTCGTGGGAAATCTTCACCCAGTGCGGAGTCAAGTACCGCCCGTTCTCCGGAGGACTTCACTGCGGCTATGCCACTAGCGACTGGAAGGTCATGCAGCGCGTCCTCTGGCCCGAGATCAGGAAGTGGATCCCCAAGGCCCAGCTCGGGGCCTACGATCCCCGCAGGCCGAAGTACCGCGAGATCTCCTGGATGATCGCCCCTGAAATCGTCCTGGAGTGCGGGTCGCGCTTCTTCTTCTTCGTCTACGAGCAGAAGCAGCAGGCGTTTGAGGGACAGGCCCTTCACCGCTGGTACTGGGACGAGCAGCCGGAAGAGGCCAAGTGGGACGGAGCGGACGAGCGCCTGAGAACGCTCAAGGGCCGTCACGTCCACGGGCTCACCCCGCACAAGGTGGATGGACGGCCGGACACCGGGGCGAGGTCCTGGATCCATTCCATGGTCAAGGGGCAGAACACCAGGGGCCACTCCGTGCGCAGCTACTCGATCGGCCCTGACGATGTCCCGGACTGGGTCTACCCGGAGGTGGAGAAGCGGAAGAGTTACGAGAAGTGGATCACGATCCCGAAGGCGACCAAGAACCTCAAGGCGGAGCGCGAGGGCCGTAGCCGGTACTTCGGGGAGTTCCACGAGTCCTCAGGCCTTGTCTATGACGAGTTCTCTCCGGAGATCCACATCATCGACGACTTCCAGATTCCTTCGGAGTGGACCCGCTACCGCGCGATCGACCACGGCGTCAACAACCCGACCGCCGCGCTGTGCGGGGCCGTTATGCCGTCCTCCCATGTGGTGCTTTTCCGCGAGTACTACAACTCCGGCCTCACCGTGTTCGAGAACTGCAAGCGGATCATCGCGGCCTGCGGGAACGAAATCCGCAAGACCGGCACCGTATCCCAGAAGACCGGCCTCATGTTCAACCGCAGCGAAGAGGTGTTCAAGGAGAGCATCTTCCGCTTCACCGTGCTCGATAAGCGGTCGAGAAACACGACGGACGCTGGCCTTGGATTCACGATCGGGCAGCTCTACGCCTTCGGCGGTATAAGGACCGTGGACGCTTCCGGGATGGACGACGACACGGCGATCCCCATCGTGAAGGAGCTGATGCGATTCGACGACTCGCTGCACAATCCGATCACCGGAAAGATGGGGTCGCCCAGGCTTTTCGTCTTCCGATCGCTGGCGAACTTCATCCGCGAGATCACGAACTTTGCGATGCAGGAATACAAGAACGCGAGGACCGAGGCGAAAAACAACTTGAAGGAGCGCCCGATCACGAAGGATAATCATCTCATGGACGCGCTGAAGTATTTGGCGCAGATTCCGCTGAGATACGTGGACGGGGTCTGGTCGAGAACAAACGGAGAAGAGGATGAAGACGAAGAGGAGCGCGATCCAAGCCCGAGGAGAGTCGTTGACCGCATCACGGGGTACTGAGCCTTTCGAGTCCATGTCCGGAAGAATGATCCGCCCGTTCGGATCGTTCATCTACTTCCGGAAGACGATTCGCCCGAACGTGGTTGACGGAGGGAAGGTTCTCATTCATCTTCCCGATGATGTTCGTGAGTTCACCAACCTGTGCGAGCTCATCGCATTTGGCCCCAAGTGCAGGTACATCGACGGATCCATGATCGGCGGGTTCTGCAACCTTCCAGAGATGATCAATGGGATGCACCGCCTCGGCTCCGTCACCGAGGACGTGGACGGCGTTGCCGTCCGTAACGAGGACTGGGCGATCAGGGAGAAAGTCCTGATGGAGCACTGTCCAGCCGTGATGATGGAGTAACGATGAAGAACATCCTGTCCAACGAAGAAAGCATGCGGAAGGTCCAGACCCGTGCAAGCGAGTTTTTCTCCAAGTTCACCCAGCAGCGATCGTCTTGGGAGGACATCTGGAAGGTAGCCGACTACATGGTGAAGTGCGCCCAGAACCGCGCCATGTACGAGACGGAAAAGACGAAGGGGCAGAATCCGACGTACTCTGACGGGGAGCGGGCGCAGACCGGCTCGACGCTCTTCTTCAAGCTGCACCGCCAGCTCGCCTCGCAGCTCGCCTCCGTCGCCCTCTCCGGCGACAGGCCGTTCTCCTACTCCCCAGTGGTGAACACGGAGGTCTTCGGGTCCGAGGAAGAGTCCAGGGCGGCGTGCTCGCAGGCCAACGCGCTGGCGAGGTGGACGATGAAGATGGACCGCTTCAAGGTGAAGTTCATCAACTTCTGCCACCAGCTCAAGAAGTACGGAAACGTCCCGGTGATGTTCTACCAGAACTACCTGGAGGGCGAGGCCGACGTGTTCGAGCCGAAGTTCGAGACGACGGTGGACGGAGAGGGAAGGCTCGTCCAGAAGCAGACCGGAACCAAGGTCTCGCGCAAGAAGGTTGTGAAGCAGAACTGGCCGACCTTCAAGGTGCTGCCGATCGACTCCGTGTACGCCGATGTCCTGATCGGAGACCTTCAGAGGCAGGAGTGCGTGATCGTCGTTTCCGCAGAGCCGAAGAGCGAGATCATTTCGCGGGCCGTGTCAGGCGAGTATGACCGCGAGCAGTGCGACAAGATCACGTCGTCGCACAAGTGGGACGGATCCAGCTACGCGACCATGAAGCAGGAGAGGCTCACCAACCAGGACGTTGAGAGCCCGATGACGGCCACGGACCAGTACCTCGTCTTCGACATCTTCATCCGAGTTCCGATGGACGGCGAGGAGTACGACGAGACCGGCGAGACCGATCCGCAGATCTACTGGCTCACCGTGGTCGGCAGCGATCCGAAGACCGGCATCCCGGTGCGGTTCGAGAGAAACCCGGACCCGGACGACGAGATCCCGATCTTCATGATGCACTCGCTTCCAGACGACGAGGACGTTCTCTACCACGTATGCGAGGCCCAGGTGATCCGCTCGAACTATTCCGTCGAGTGTACGATCAAGAATCAGATGATCGACAACAACTCCGAGGTGAACCACCCTCCGCTAATCGAAGTGGATTCTGCGGTTCGCGGGACCGACCGGCAATTCAAGCCGAACGCCCGCTGGATTGCGGACAGCATCGACTCAATCAAGGACTTCCCCGTGCGCGACCTCTCGCAGCACAACATGGCGCTCCTGGAGTATATCCGCACCGACCAGAAGGAGGCACTCTCCGCAACGTCGAACATTCTTGGCGAGGCGTATGGCGGAAGGACGACGGCCATGGAGGCGTCCAACGCATACAAGAACGCCGTCCAGCCCCACATGGTCACGATCGAGTACAACCTCGACGCCTTCCTGACCGTGTACGCGCGGAAGATGCTCTCCCTGTGGAGGAAGTACGCGAAGCCAGGACAGGTGGTTGCGATCTCCGACGAGTTCGAGATCCGGCAGGTAAACCCGAAGAACCTGATCGGCGAGTTCGACATCGAGATCAACGCCGTCGAGCAGTACGAGGACGACGTGGTCACGGTGCAGCAGATGTACGAGCTCTTACAGATCAGCGCGTCCAACCCGCTGATCGCGAAGAGCGTGGACTTCACGGAGTTCATGATCGAGATCCTGCGCCGCCGCAAGGGAGTCCCGTACACCCGCATCATCCACAAGCCCTACGAGTACGACTCACGCTCTGCTGCGAGGACCGAGAACAACGCCATGATGTCCGGAACCCAGGTGAAGACGAACGACGGGGAGAACAACGACGTTCACCTCCAGGTCCACATGGCGGAACGCCTGCGCTACAAGGGGCTCGAAGACTCCTATCCGTACGTCCAGTTCCTCGATCAGCACATCGACGAGCACAAGCTCAAGCTCCAGGGCGACGAGCGCACGAACGGCCAGCCCACGGCAGAGCAGAAGCCGCCCACTGGCGGAGAAGGCGCGATCGAGGCGCAGCTCGGAGGAATGATGGGCGGCATGAGCGCCGGATCGCAGATGCCGACAGGCCCTGTGGAGCAGGAGTAATCCATGGACAGGAAAGAGATTCTGCGAGAGGCCCTGCTGCTTACGAAGGAGCCAGCCTTCTGCGGCGTGATCCTTCGCATCATGCAGGGCCACGCGGAGTCCAAGGTCAAGGCCCTCGTATCCAGCAATGAGGGAGGAGACAGGCATCGCGGGTTCATCGAGGCCGTCCGGCTGCTGGAGAGGATTGGCGACGAAATACGAAAGGAGTTATCGACGTAAGAGAAACCTGTTGACGGACAAAGAAGATTCGTGAAACCATAGTGATGCAATACAAGGAGATGTAAATGTCGCAGGAAGCAAAGCCGGATTCTGTGGAAGAGGAAACCCCCGACCAGGGGATTCTTTCCGACGACACACCTGGCGATCAGGAGTTGGCGACCCTTCAAAAGAGGTTCGCGGACACGCAGAGGAAGCTAACCGAGCTGGCCACGGCCAACGCGGAGCTTCGCGGGAAGATTTCCGTTCTCGGGGACAAGCCCAGGGAGCAGGAAGTTGACCCGCTCGACCAGATCACGGCCGATGAGATCTTGCAGGATCCGACAGTCGCCATCAAGGCCCTCAAGTCGCTGAAGCAGGATCTTCTGGGGCAGCTCGCGGAGGTTCTGCGGGCGAGGGATGCTCATTTCGCGGGCGAGCTCAAGAAGCTCGACCCGGAGCGGCTGGCTCTTCGTGAGCAGATCGAAGAGCTCAAGCAGGATCCCGATCTGGCGGATCTCGACGAGTCCGTGCTCGTGAAGATCGCCAAGCGGTCCAAGCGGCAGGCGGGAGGCGATGAGCGGCGTCCGTTCAGCGCACCTGGAGGGAGGTCCTCCGGGAGCGGTGGGCAGAAGGATGTCCGCAAGTCTGACCTGTTCAGGATGGTGTACGGAAACGAGTTCGACGAGGGAGGTAAGAAATGAAGAAGGCAATCCGGAAGGAAGCCCCTTCGGGCGTTTCATTCTCCCCGGCCGTTCCCGCGCACATGGTCCGGGCAGCTCAGCTCAGTGAGCTCGATTCAAAGAACCCTGCCTTCATCCACATGTACCAGTCGCCGGACATCTTCGACCCCAACAAGGGCAAGGTGCTGGCGTGGGAAATGAAGGTGAAAGGCCAGGAGGTGGTGAAGGGAGCGGACGGCGAAGTCCTTCATCACATGGGAGACCCGATTGTCCGCATGCCGAGAGCGCAGTTCCTTGCGGAGAGGGCGGCTGAAGAGGCGTCCAGCCGCGAGGCGCTCAAGAGCCGCGTGAAGCGGGTGTCCAACGTCAAAGCCGAACCCAAGAAACCAACCGACGGAGAGGAAGAGGCCGCTCAACCCGGCCCGGAAACTCTGGTGGAGCCAGAGAGTCCCGATCCGGAGGACAACGAAGAGAAAACGGAGGGCTAAATGCCTACCTTCACGGAAGTCACGTGTCCGGCCGAGATCATCGTTCCGGGCAGTATGCGCAGGGTGGAGCGCCAGTACATCGGTGACGGCGCGACCACGTTCAAGAAAGGCGACCTGATTCGCCTCACATCGGCAGGACAGGTCAAGGACGCCGCCGTCGATTCCGACACGGCCGGAGCGATCCACGGCATGATCCTGAAGGATTACGCCACCGCCCCCGCAGCCACGGAGCTCGTGCCCGTGCTGCTGTTCGGGAGCGACACGGTGGTCCGCTTCCAGATCTACGCCGCCGCTGGCGCGGACGCCCAGGAGCAGGACATCACGATCGGCACAAAGCTGGAGCTGCGCAACCACGCGGCCGGCATCTGGGCCATCACGACGACCACAACCAAGGGGATCGCGACCGTCGTTGCGAAGCCGTCCAACGTCAAGTGGATGGACCCCGACTACAGCGACATCACCGCGAGCTTCGGTTTTGTCGATGTCACGTTCGCCCAGGCGATTCTCGACGGGCGTGCGGCCTAACCAGGAGGAATGACAATGGCAACGGCAAGTGCAAAGAGCGTGGTGTACTCCCGGCCTGGGATTCACGTCACCGAGAACTTCGAGGCGGTCCTTGTGGCCGGTCTCGACGAAGTCCGCAAGCGCGAGTCCAACCGCCCCCGCGAGGGCGCGGCGTACTTCCGCTCGATCCCGATGAGCAAGCGCACCCACACGTTCCAGTCCTACTACGGCCTGGGAACCGTGCAGCAGAACCGCGACAGCGAGGATCTGCCGTACGACACGATGGGCCTCGGGTTCGACTGGACCCTGACCACGAACACGTTCCGTGGGGCGATCTCGATCGAGCAGGAGCTGATCGAGGACGAGCTCTACGGCGTGATCCGCGACCGGCAGCAGGAGCTGGTGGAGTCGGAAGGTCTGACCCGCGAGCTGATCATGTGCGACTGGTTCAATCGCGGCCTCGGCACCTCCGGCGCTCCGGCGCTCTGTGAGGACGGGATGTACTTCATCGACAGCTCCAGACCGAACGCCTTCAAGATGGCGGGAAGCTGGTCGAACTTGGAAGCCACCGGGGCGATCACCCCGACCGGCATCTACACCGCGCAGCTCAACTTCGCGGCGTACAGGGACGAGCGCGGGCAGCTCTCGCCGATGAAGCTCTCGCACCTCGTCATCCGCCCGAACGAGGAGAAGACCGTGTGGGAGATCTTGCAGAGCGATTTGCGGCCCACCGACGCGATGAACGCGGCCAACTTCCAGAAGGGCCGCTTCTCGTATCAGGTCTACAACATGCTCACCAGCGGCTACGTGTACTACGCGGCTGCTGATGGCGGGTTCCAGAACCAGCGCAATGAGCTGTACTTCGGCGAGCGCGCGGCTCCGGACATGAAGACCTGGACCTCGAACGGGGGCGACGTGTACCACCAGCGCATCCGCACGCGGTACGGAATCGGATGCGGACGCCCGCACTTCTGGCGCGGCGCGGCCCTGGCGTAAGCAAACCAAGACGGCGATCCCCTCCTAGTGTAAGCACTAGGAGGGGAGAGTCGCAAAGGAGCAGCATGAAGAGGTACGCGATTGCTTTCGCGGCGGTCCTTGCGACCGTCGCCGCCGCAGTGTTCAGCGCGAACGAGACGCTGTGGAACTTGAGGAACACGGACAACAGTGCGGACGTGTTTGTGATCGACGCGGAGGGCGATGTCACGGCGACCAGCTTCACGGGAAGCGGGTCCGGCCTGACCGGAGTTCCGGCGACGGCTCTTTCGATCATCAAGCAGACGAATACCGTGGTCAGCGCCGTGGCGTACACGTACGGAACGAACACGTTCGAGTATCTGAACGCATCAACGAATCTGGCAACGAACTCAATCGTTTACGTCGCGACAGTAACCGTCACCAGCGGAAGCGTCACGAACGTCAAAACACTGAACTAACCAGCGGCCCCTCTTCGGAGGGGCTGCATCTCTTTTGGAGGCGATCATGAGAACGATCCTCTGCACGATCCTGGCCATGGTCTCGATTTCGGCGCTCGCCTACGACGCCGTGTTCTTCTCGTTCGACCTTGCAACCGGAACGACGAACTCGCAGGCCGTCGCCGGGGTGTCCGGAAAGGTTGTGAAGTATATTGCCACGCAGGCGTCCGCAACCGGTGCAACGAACGCGATCTCGATTGTCACCACGGCATCCACCGGGGCCACGATCGGCGCGGCCAGAACCGTCGTTGCGTCCACGAACGTCACCACAACGGCTGCGGAGGGCGAGCCCAACGTCTACCTCTACAACGACACCGTGGTCATGCAGGCGATTCACACCGGCACCAATACGGCCTCGCAGGCCATCAAGGGGGTTCTGATCCTGGAGAAACCGTGAACACTCAGTCGATCTACGACCTTGTGGCCCAGAAGGTTTCGGGGAGCTCACAGTCCCAGCAGTACACGGATTCCTTCTTTCACGCTCTCCGCAGGACGCTCTCCGATCTCCGGTACAGGGTCGGCGTGACGATCGCAACTGTGAGCGACCCTTCGCAGGACCTCGTGTGCGACGACGAGTACTACTCCGCCATCGTGCTTGGAGTCATGCTCTACATCCAGGACACGGGGTTCTGGGGCGTGGACAAGGATGTGGCAACCCTGCGGCAGGACTACTACCGGGAGCTTCGATCCGCCAAGGTCCACTACGACAGCACGCAGACGATCTACACGCGCTCCGCTGGAGCCGCCACATCTTCCGACGACGACGAGTAAGGGGGTTCCATGTCAGACACGTCGAGCCTGCGGGATATCGGAAGGGCAAGGTTCCGCATCGAGAACCTTGACGGGCAGACCACCGACCGCGTCCTTGTGGTGTACTGGGAAGGCATCCCTTCCAGCCTGATCAACAAGGCTGCGGAGGAGGAGAGGTCTGAGCGCAGGAGCGTTGTCTCTCCCCGCGTGGACAACCAGCCTTTCTCCGGAACGTGGAGAAGCTGGAAGGTGTCGGTCAGCGGCTCCACGCTGGAGCACCGCTTCCTGTACGGATGGATCCAGTCGCTCGTCACCAGCGGAACGCTGTCGTATGACGAAGCCCGCCTTGTGGACTCGAAGAACTACTCCAAGGGGGCTCTCGCTGTAACCCCCGGAG